GCGTTTCCACTGCGTTTGATCCGTAATTTTCTGCAGCTTCTTCGAGCGCAGCTTTCAGGTTATCGATTTTGTCATACTGCAGGCTTATTTTTTGGGTTAGCAGGTCCGTTTTCGCCGCCGAAAGTTCTGCTGATTCTGCGTTATCCGCATATTTTGCCGATACCTTCCGCATCTCGGCGTCCAGCACGTCCATGCTTGCGCTGAGCCGTTCGATATTTTTGCGGTATTTTTGTTCTTTTTCACCTTCCATGCGCTTTTCATTTTCGCGCATCTGGTTATTTAGATCGTTCAGTTTCGCTGTTGCGTTTTGCAGGCTGGCCTTCCACGCCATTGTAGCTTTGCTGGATTCTCCCGTTTTTTTTACGGAATTTTTCAGAGCCTCTTGCATATAGCGGATCTTTTCTGTTTGCGAATAGATCTGCCGTTGCAGGATGTCATTCTGTTGCCCTAGCAGTTTTGCGCTGTCTGCATTTTTCCCATACGCAGACGTTACTTTCCGCATCTCGGCGTCCAGCACCTTCATGCCGCTGCCGATCTCGGAAATTGCCTGCTTGTATTCTTTTTCGCCCGAAAGCGTAAATTTTGTGTTGATATTTGGCATATTACGTGCCTCCGTTGATGTAGGCCGAGAGGCTCTGCGGCTCTTCCGGCTTTTTTGGCGGCTCCAGCGCGTCCAGCAGGAGCGTCAGGCGGTGCGGGCTCATGGTCTTCCAGAAATCCCGCTCCGGCAGATGCAGCCGGAAGAGCCAGATTGCGAGGAAGCCGGGGAAATCAAAGCCCAGCTGCTTCGGTTTCCCCGGCGGTGTCAGTTTTTTTCGTCTTCCGACGTTTTTTCACCGGGTGCTTCCTCCGGCGGTGCGACTGCGGCCTGTATCAGCGGATAGATCCGCGTCCCGGCCTCGAGCGTCTGGTGCATGGTGAGCTTCCGGCCCAGCTGCTTGCTCGTAAAGCGCAGCGGAAGGCCGTTTTCGTCGGTGATGCCCTGCGTGTCTGCGGCGTCGGTCAGCATGGCGGCCAGGAAGGCCAGCGTGCTTTTGAGGCCGTGCACCGTATTCAGCGCGCGCAGCAGATTGCCGTCGTATTCGTCCTGCACGTCGGCAAGGACGTTCATGTTGCAGGAGAGCCGGTAGACCCGGCCCTCAAGTTCATAGTCGACGGTGTTGAGCTTGGTCGTCTCCATCAGGTCTCACCCAACTTTCCCTTGATCCAGGCAACGGCCTCCGCTGCGGTGTCAACGGTCTCGGTCTCGAGCAGCAGCTCGTCGGTCGAATCGTCTGCGAGGAATTCGCCGGTCGTGGTTGGCGTGTTGAACTGGATGTTCTCGCCCTTGGTCTGATAGCTCATCGAGGGCGGGCCGAACAGCGCTTTCGGAACCCAGATGCAGGTGTATTTGGTCACGCCGTCGATCTTATCCGGCGCGTAGAAGCCGACGCCGACATAGTTTGCGATGTCTTTTGCCGAGAATTTCAGATTTTCCTTGCTCGTATCGGATGTGCAGCCGTAGAGCATGGCCTGTGCGGCCCTTTTGATGTACTTGACAGCCAGCGAGATCGTGCCGCCGGTGGCAAGCTTGATATACTCGGCAAGCTTGGATTCCGCGTACAGGCGACCCTCGGCGAACTTGAGTTCCAGCTGCGCGCTCATGGCGTCGCCGACGTCGGTCGGCTCTGTGTAGGTCACGGTGCCGGACGTGTTTTTATACTTTCCCGCCCGGATGCCGCGTAAGTCAAAACTAGGCATTTACAATAGGCCCCTTTCTTTCAGCTTTTGTGTAAGGATCTTTTCGAGCTCCGCGTTTACGCGCTTCTGCGCGTTCCTGACGCCCTTTGTCCAAAAATAAGTTCCTGTGATCTGCCCGTGCTCCTTCGCGCGGCCGTAATTCAAAACAAAAAGCACTGTCGCCCTGCGCGTTCCGTGCTCGTTTTTGCCGACTGCGGTGATGGAGATGTACGGGTCTCCGTTTTTGTCGCGTTTGATGGTTTTGCGGTATTTCACGCTGGATGCATATGCCTCGGTCTGAAACCCGCTCGCCTTTACCATTTTTTGCAGTTCCTCGACGATGATATCCCCAGCGGCGTACAGGAGCTCCTGCTGCATGTCCTCATCAAAAACATTCGCTTTCTGGAGCGTGGCCATGAGCTCGTCGACACCGGTGATGGAGATGTTAGCCATAGGCTGCGCCCTCCGTCTCGGCTATGAGCGCGATCTGCGTGCGGCCTGTCTCCTTGTCGTAGGTCTCCATGTCGACGGTAGCAATGTAGCCTGCGGCCTCCAGCGCGGCTTTCGTGCGCTGGAGCAGATCGGCGGCAAAGCCCTCGGCAAAGATGGAAACGGCGTACTGCACGCCGGTCTCGGCCTCTCCGCCCTCGGCGTAGAGCTGCCCGGACTGGCCCAGCAGCTGATAGGTGATGTAGGTTTCTTCTCCGCCCTTGTATGGCGGGTGGCAGACCGGGACGCCCAGGTCTGCCAGCGCCTCATAGATCATCATGCGCCGTCCCTCCGTTTGCAGGTCAGCTCTACCTCTTCCGTCTCCGCACCGTAGCTGCGGACGACGTCAAAGACGTCGGAGCCGCAGACGAGCTGCTGCTCGCCTCCGTATTCCGCGCTGTGCATGCGGAATATCGCGTCGGTGCGCTTGCCGGCCTGTGCGGCCTGGTAATACTCGGCGCGGTTTACGGACTTGCGAGCGGCCCAGACGGTTGTCTCGCGTTCGAGCTTTTCGGTGGTCTTCCCTCTCACGATGGGGTAGGACAGCAGGCGCAGCGTGATCTGGGTGTCAAAGATCACAGCACGCTCCCCCTCCCTCGGTGCCTGGCGAATAGTCGTCGGACAGGCCCATCGCGTCGCGCAACTCCTCAAAGCACGTCTTCCATTCGTCGCCGCGGCCGCAGAAGTCATGCTGCCAGCGGACGTATGCGCGGACGGCGTCCTTGACCAGCGGATCTTCGTCCGCTCCCTCTGCGCCCGCAAGGTGCAGGCGCAGGAGGCAGGCGTCGATCTCGTCGGCGAGCTCGTCGTCGAGGGCGTTGGTGGTCAGCCGCAGGGCGGTTTTTGCAACGTTGATCAAAGCCATTGGTTATCCCTCCCTGTTGGCCGCGCGCCGTCAGGCCTTCTTCTTAGTCAGCGTGACGAGGCTGTTGACGTCGACGCACGCACCGTCGGCGATCTCGATGGCCTTTGTGACCTCGTCGTCGGTGTCCTCGTCGGTGTAGCGCTTTACCGTCATGCCCATGTTCTCGTTCCAGAGGTAGTACGCCGGGTCGAACATAAAGGCGAAGACGGTGTCGGCCGTGACCGACGCCGCAAATGCCGGCAGGTAGTCGCCGGTCAGAATGACCTCGCGGCCAAGGATGAAGTTTACGGGCTTGCCGTTGATGCCGTAGTTGACGCGCGCGACAGGCTGGCCGTTGTTGTCGACCATGCCGACGATCTGCGTCTCGAAGGTCTTCTTGGACATGAACCAGACCGCGCCGTCATATGCCTGCGGCAGCGCAGCTTCGGCCTTGCACAGATCCTTGTAGGTCAGAGCAGTTGTCGCGGCGGCAATGTCGATGTTCTGGCCGGTCGGGGCGGTCTCCGCAAGGATTCCCTTCGGCTGGCCGGAACCGGTGCCGTTGATGATGGCCTGCTCCTTCGCCTTTACCATCGCATTTGCGACGTTCCGGACAAACTGTGCCTCGAACATCGGGTATGCCATGATGGAAACTTCCAGCGACATGGAGATCGCGCAGCGCAGCTTGTGGTACGCAAAGACGATCTTTCCGGTCGACGTCTTCTGCTTGTCGGAGCCTTCGCCCTCGGCAACCCAAGAGGCCGTCGGCTTGGCCGAGCTGGTCGGGACCTGGACGCCGCCCGCGTAGGACGTGTGTGTTACGCGCGGCAGGATCATGCCGATAGCTTCCATCTTCTCGTAGATCTTCTGGATGGTCGTGGTCGGGATGACGCTGCCGACGTCGGAGGTCTTGGTGTTGGCGTCCACGTTGGTCAGCTCTGCCGGGATCTTCTTGCCGGTCAGGACGTAGTTCATGAAGGCCCGCTTGTACTCGTCGGTGTCGTACCGGTCGAGCACGTCCGGAGTCTTCGCCGTGCCGGACAGGTCGACGGACTGTACCGCCGCAGCCGGGGCCGCGACCTTCTGACCCGCGAGGGCGTTGAGGTTCGCCTGGATCTTGGCTTCCTCCTCAAACTTGGCGTCGAGGGCCTCGACTTCTTTCATCTTGGCCTGCGCCTCTGCGGTCTTGCTTTCGTCCAGCAGCTTCTGGGCGTCGTCCATGAGCTTCTGGCGCTGGATGTTGTAAATTTCCTTTGTCATTTCAATTCTCCTTTGAGTTTTAAAAATTTCAGTTTTGCTTCTGCCTGCGCCCGTTCGGGCATAAAAAAATCAGGCTCTGCGGCCTGACCTTTTAAAAAGTTTTCCGCGCGCCGGAGCGCGTCTTCGCTGAGCATGCCGGAATAAAAATCCGCCGCCAGCGGCTTCTGGCCGGTGTCCGGCTGCATCACGCGGTCAACGAGTCCGAGCTCGACGGCCCGCTCCGCTGTGATCCATGTTTCTGCGTCCATCATGGCGGCGATCTCCGCCTCCGGCCTGCCGGTCTTGGCGACGTAGGCCGAGATAATGGCGTGGTTGGCGTCGCGCAGGACACCGGCGGTGTGCTCCATCTGGCGGTAGTCGCCGTCGGCGCTGGACTGGACGTTGTGGATCATCATCATGCCGGTCGGCGTCATTTCCGACTCGCCCGCCATGGCGATGATGGACGCGGCCGAGGCCGCAAGGCCGACGATGCGGATGTTGACGCCTCCCGCGTAGTTGCGCAGGGCGGTGTAGATCTCGCTCGCGGCGAAGATCTCGCCGCCGCCGGAATTGATCTCGACTTCGGCCCGCTCGCCGTTTCCCTTGGCAAGTGCGTCGGCTACGGATCTCGGGCTCGTCGCCTCCATTCCGTAAAACTGATAGAAGCGGTGCTGATTGCTGGATACGATGGGCCCGCGAATGCTGATCTTCATGTGGTTTCATCTCCTTTCTGCGTGGTGTTCCGGTCGACCGGCTGCGTGTCCAGCCTGCGGATCGGCTTGTCCCCGCCGTCGACCGGCGCGAGGTTAAAGGCGCGGCGCCATTCGTTCGGCGTCAGCGCGCCGCGGTCGACCATCTGCAGGAGGTTGAGCTTGGTCGAGGTCGAGGCGAAGTCCCACGCGGACGCCTCAAAGACGATGCGGTTGCCGCAGCCACGCTCGCGACGGGAGAAGAGCTTGCGGGTGTACTCGCCGCTCAGCTGCTTCAAAACCGGCTCGATCTCGGCGTCAAAATAGGCGTTCTGCTCATCCTCCGTCGCAATGGATGTGACGATGTGCGGGTTGGTATTGAACAGGGCATAGATGCGCTGCGTGGTCTTATCCATCTGGGCGGCGTTCGGGACGTAGTCCTTGGGGTCGATCTGCTTGGCCTCGGCCTTTGCGTCGACGGCCGCGACGCCCGTGCCGTTGGAAACATTGAGGAAGCTGTCGGCAAAGTCCTGCGCGCGCTTCTTGATATCCTCCGCGCGCATGGAGGATGCGAACATCAAAAGCCAGCGGATGACGGCGCTATTCCGGATGGCCTTGACGATGCCCTGATCCGTCGTTGTGACGATCTCCATGAGCGGCACGATGGCCGGGGCGATGGGATCTCCGAAGATGTCGTTTTCGTAGAAATCCCCGCGCAGGTGGATGATGTCGTCATAGGCAAACGTCAGGACGTTGCCGTTCTGCATGTAAAATTTCAGGTACAGATTCCCGCCTGCGTCGTAAACGGCGTCGGCCTGCATGGCCGCGACTGGGAAGATGGCGTTCGGTATGCCGTTTTCATCCCGCAGAATCACGGCAAACGCGTTGTTGTTTAGTACCAGCTGCGCGGCCAGCTTCTCCTGCAGCATCTGGCCGGTCATGTACTGGTTCGGCTCTTCGAGCAGGAAGCGGATGTACGGCTCCGGGTTGACGGCTATCTTCCGCGTCTGGGCGGTGATTGTCTCCCGGATGTGCTTGGCCGTCAGCTTGCCGATGGCCTTGATCTTGGGCCGGATGCAGGCGCGGACGATATCGGATTGGTACATCTTGCCGTTATAGCTGTAAAATCCGTTTCCGCGCTCCTGCACCATCTGAACGGTCGAAACGCTCTTGGTCGTCGTGATATTCGTCAGGAGGTTTTTCAAAAATCCCATGTTGTCACTCCTAGAGCATACTGGTGTATTCCGCCTGCTTCTGATCGTAGATCGTGTAGGCGTCGAGCAGGGCTGCCGTGCCGTCAATGCGGCGCGTTGATTTGCTCGTTTTGTGCGGCTGAATATTGCCGTTTTTGTCCTCGTCGTAGGCGGTGTTTGCGAGGTTCCACTTGTCGATCGGGTGGTTATTGTAAATAATGCGCTTGGATTCGAGGTCGTTTCCGCAGCGCTTCATGGGCTCTGACAAGGTCTTCACGCCCTGATGTACGGCGATCATGGCCTCGCCCCCGAAATAGTCCGCCATGCTTTCCACCCAATAAGACGCAGACCACGCATCATACCCGATAAAGGGGATAAAAATATCGAGGTCTTCCTGCACCTCGATGAACCATGCTTTGACGTCCTCATAGCGGATCTTGTTTCCCTCGGACAGGCGGAGCAGCCCGCGCTCATGCCACTTGTCGTATGGGATCTTGTCCTCCGTTACGCGCTTTTCCAAAAGGTCCTGCGGCAGCCAGTACATCTGCAGCACAAACAGGATCTCCGGCAGCTCCGGCACCTGGAACAGGACCTTCGCCGCCGTCAGGTCGGTGGTCTTGGACAGATCCGCGCCGCCGATGCCGTAGCGCGGGTAGGACAGGACGCGCTCCTGCACATTCCCGTCCGCCATGTGGTGCTGCCAGATCAGGCGGCGGTTTTCCCTGTCGAGCTGGAAGGTGTCGCGGTTGTCCAGCTGCTCAAAGTTGAGCCAGGCTTCGCTGGAGGTCTCGCGGATGTTGAAATCCTTGCAGACGAGGTTACGGACGAGGCCCGGGTTTTTCTCCGCCCGCTCGACCCGCTCTTTGAGGGCCGTGTAGCTCTTGATCGTCCCGATGCCCGGATTGGCCTTTTTCCAGCAGTCCGGGTCCGTCCACTCGCTGCGCTTGTCGAGCTCGTAAATAAACGCGATCCGGCGCGGGTCGTGGTACCCGTCCGGATCTTCGTAGCCGTTTATGATGCGCTCGGCTTCTTCGTATTTCTCGTCGTAGATGTCCTCGCGGATTGTGCCCGCGGTGGAAGTGATAAAGATCAGCGGCTGCTCACGGGCCGTCACGCCGTCGGCGATGATGTCGTACAGGGCGCGCCCGCTCTTCCACTGGTGGATCTCATCCATCATGGCCCCGTGGATGTTGAGGCCGTCGAGGGTGTCACTGTCAGAGGCCAGCGGCTTGAAAACGCCGTCGTTAAAATCGCTGTCCAGCTCAGCGACCAGACTGCGCATCCGGCGGCAGAGCGCCGGGGACTTCTTGACCATCCGCTTTGCTTCCTGCCAGATGATCTTCGCCTGGTCTCGCTTGGTGGCCACGGCATAAACCTCCGGGCCAGCCTCGCCGTCCGCCGTCTGTAAATACAGGCCGACGCCTGACGCAAGCAGCGACTTGCCGTTTTTCTTTCCGACAATGAGGATCGCTTCGCGGTACTGGCGGTTGCCCTCGATGTCGATAAACCCAAAGACAGTCGCGAGCAGTGCCTTTTCCCAGAGCTCCAGCTTGACGAGCTGGCCGCCCGCCTTGCCCTTGGAGTGGTGGCAGTAGTTCTCAAAAAACTCGAGGACGTGGTTGGCGCGGCGCGGCGAGTAGTAAAACTCGGAATCTGTGTTTTCCAGCTGCTCCACTACGTGCCGGTAGGTCTTCTGCACTTTCAGGCTGACAGTCTCGCGGCCCGACTGGATCGCGTCCCAATACTCGAGGATGGGGTTGTAGGTCGCCGGGTAGCGCGTGAGTTTCATTCCTCGTCACGCTCCCGGACAAAGCTTGCAAAGCCGTCGTCCTCCTGCTTCGGCGCGGTGTCCGGCTTCGGCAGGAGCGCCGTGAGCTGCTTGATGATCTTCTGGTAGTTCGCGTTTGTCGAGTTGTACGCCTGCCCGATCGGCCGGGCGCGGTCATATGGCTCCAGTCGCTCCGACTGCTGGAATTTCTCTGTCCAGCCGTTTTCCCGCAGGTCGTCTGCCATGTCCTCGCACTCGATGCGCATAAAGGCCGCCTGATCGATGAGTCCCGCGACAGTCCCGGCCGCTTCCTTCGGCAGAAGCTTGTAGATTCTCCGGAGCCTGGTTTTCTCGGCGCGGATACGCTGTTCCTTTGTCTTTTCCTGCCTGTTCGCCACAAAAACCGCCTCCTTTTCGCGTGATTTTTGCCGTCTGTCCGCGCGTGCGCGTAGATTACTTATCGCCGCGCTTTTGTAGGGGGGGCTCGCGAACGGCCTGCGTATTCTTCCGAGGTAGGGCGTGCGGTGATCTAGCCGGCGCCCCGGCCTCGCGCGACGGGGGGGATCGGGTCTCCGGCGGCGTCGAAGAAAATTTTTTGCGTCAGAGATCTTGCGACGCCGTGACCGTCGAACTGATCGTGACAGTCTTTACAGACAAACTCGAGATTGGAGTAGGACAGGCTGACGTCCGGGTCGGTGATGTTGTCCGGCGTGAGCGCCCGCTTGTGATGGACGATATAGCCCGGCTTGTCCCGGCACTCTTCGCACAGCCCGCCATCGATGGTCCGGCGGAACTTGATATACCCGGCGCGGCATTTCTTCCAGCGCCCGGACGCGTAAAAGCGTGCGGCCCATGGCTGCATCCTGTTCCCTCCAATTCTTCACGCTATCACTGTAGCACAGATTTTAGGCTCTGTTAGCTCAACTTTTGCGGTAGCCCATTGCCCTCGCTGCCTCGTAGACAAAGCGGCTGTACATCCGCTTGGCCGTGGATGTGCTCACGTGTACCTGTCTGGCAGCGGACTCCAGACTCTCGCGCGGCCAGATCCATGTATGCAGGCGCACGATCTCCAGCACATCGCCGCCGTCCCGCCAGGTCTGCGCGGTGTTGATGGCGGACTGGATTGCTGTGTAGTCCTCGTACTCCCGTGAGGACAGGACGCGCACCGCAATGTCCTCGACGGCGCGGCCGGAGGATTGCCCGCCTGGCTGTGAGGAATATCCCGGCGTGATCTTCTGCCGGCTCATATCCCGAACCTGTCGGCTCAGTTTCGGGTATTCGCCGATGGTACGGCAGACATTCCCGTACCACCAGTATCTCGGTTTCGACATCTGTTCAGCTCCTTCCTTCTTCGTCGCAAAACTCAACACATTTACAAGGCTTAAAGAAGGCGGCTCCCGGTCCGCTTGTGTGTTTCGTTTCTGGGATCCCATACATATTTGAAATATAGGAATCCATACTGCGTGGCTCTGGACTCGACGAGGATGTAGCCGCGCGGGGCGACTGGCGGGCGCGTCAGGCTGTAGTCCCGGACCGCCTCGGTCGCTGGCTCCGGCTCCGGCCGGACGCAGCTGCGACTGGCCTTGTACCGGTGGCCGCCGAACTCCTTGCGCCAGTGACCGTGCAGGTAGTTGGCCAGTGCCGTGTAGTCCTGCCCGTGGTCTACCTTATTTCCGTTCTCATCCAGATAATAATTGTGCTTCCGCAGCGGCTTGCAGTCGATGACGCTGCCAAGGCCCCAGAGCTGGCCCAGCGCATCGGCAGGAATCCCGTCCGTGATCAGGTGCAGGTGGAAGCGGTTGGTCGACTTGCCCCGGCCGTAGACGATGACGATCTTTGCCTCCGGATACCGGTAGACCATGCGGCGGTAGAACTTATCCCGGATCCTGCGCATCTCCTGCGCGGTATGTACCTCATGCTCTGGATCGAGCGTGAGCGTGGAGTAATAACTGGTCGGAGAGAAGTTGGCGTTGACGAGCGCCACGAACTTTGCAGCCGAGATCCTGGTGTTGAATTCCTCGCGTTCTTCCTGCGACTGGAACCGCGGTTTCTTCGGCCGGCTGGTCTTTGGATTTGTGCCGCCCGCCACCGTGTACACGATCTGCTCGCAGACCCTCCCGGAAAACTTCCGGCGCTTGTGTCTCTTCACCATAGTCTCAGCTCCTCCCATCTCTGCCCGCTCAAAGCGTGGCCGGAAATTCCGGCCATGCGTTCAGCGGTCAGTTTCCTCGCGTATTTTCATTTCTGTGTATTCTGTTGGCGTTATCGGCGGAAAGCCGAACGCTGCCCTAATCTCGTTCTGGGTGTTCTTGCGCCAGACCTCCTCTTCTTGTTTGATGTTTTTCCAGGCTGCGGCGTCCAGTGTCTCGAGCACTACTTCTGCCTGACGTTTCAGGCTCCGCAGTTTGAAAAACACCAGCACGCCCAGCGCGATCCACTCCAGCGCGGCAGCAAGCTCCAAAATTTCAATGATCATTTTCTTCTCCTTCCACTCCTTCCAATTCTCCTTTGCAGTATGTACAGCGGCTCGGCAGGCTCTTTTTCAAACCGCCTTTTTTCCAGAGTTCGAAGCACGGTTTCTCCGGTCTGCCGCAGTATGGGCATCGGTAGACACGGAAGATATCATCCCAGCGCCAGACCATGCGGACTTCGTTTTTCTGTTTCAAGTCCCATCACCTCCCTCATTGCTTCAACCAGCCTCTTTTCAAGTTTGTCCTGGTCGATCGTTACGCCCTCCTGCTCTACCCACACGCCGTCCGTGCGCTTCGTAAATCCTGCTGGCGCAAAATTTCTGGCGTGTTCCAGCTCCGGCGTATGCCTGCACGTTGGATAGCTGCATTTCTCGCAAGCCTTTCTGTCGCAAAGGAACAGGATATTCCGCTCCTTCGCCCGCGATACGCTGCGCGGCAGAAGAACGACTGGCTGCCCGATCTCCGCCGCAAGCTGCTCCTGAAGCTTTTTCCGATCGCCGTCACGCAGCACGACTGTGCATTCCAGCAAAATCATTCCTGTGCCGCCTCCATTTCCTTGCGCTCTTGCATAAACCCGTGCAGAAACAGCTCCAGCAGAGCGGCGGCGCCGTTTACCATCTTCGTCAGATCCCGCTTTCTGATCGCGAGCTTGCCGGTGGTGATTACCTGCAGGTCCGGCCTGCCGATGATCTGGATCACCGGATTTGGTTCAACGGTCTGCGTGCCGTCTGGCTCCTGCCTGTAAAGCGGCGGCGTGGACTGCTCCATGACGATGCGCGGCGGGTATTGCTCGCCGCGGAAGCTGGTATCCCATTGCTGTTTTTCGTAGTATGCGACAAAATTGTCTAGGTCGTGCGCAAACGTGCCCATGATTTCTGCCATTTTGATACTCCCTTCAAATTGTGATGATCTCCCGCCTCGACTGGCGGGCAAATTTGCGTTCCGGGCAGAAGCGGCACTCGGTGCAGCTCCAGGCGCCGCGGTAGTTGTTGCGCGTCGGGCAAAGTGGGTTGTAACAGATCCCGGAGCCTGCCCGCTGCGGGCCGCGGCCGAATTTTTTCTTCTTCGGTTGTGCCGTGTCTCCTTTTTTTGCTGGTATCCCGCCCGATGACATGCAAATATCCAAAGTCCATGCCCGTCAGGTCGACTACGTGCGACATTTCCATTCTCCTTTCGTCAGGGGCCGGTCTCCCGGCCCCTATGCAGGGCGGGCTTGCACCGCCTGCGCCTGCGCGTCCCCCTGTCGCCGCAGACGAGCTGCCCTTGTCTGCTCAGGCAGCTTTCCATAAGGAGGTAACACGATGCCGCCGGGCGATCCCGACACCCGGCGTGGGGTAACGTTGACGGTTCCCATCCGCGCGCACGTTCCACACGCGCTTTTTATCCCCGGCCCGCGGGCTTGAGGTGTCGCGGGCCGGGTGCAAAGCCGGGGTGATCCTCCCGCAGCCGTCTCATGGCGGAGCGGCCGCGGCATAAGTCCGAAAAAATATGGTCCCCGGCTGATTGCTGGTCTTAGTCCTCGCGCGGGCTGCTCTCGTTTTTTTCTGGCATGTCAGACCTCCTGGATCTCGATCCCGAATTTGGACCGCATGAATTTGCGGTTCCGCAGATACTCCTTTGTCCGCGTCGGCTTGGACTTCACATCTTCGACGACGAGCTTGCCACCGAATTTGTATGAAAAGTCCGCCGTGTACCGCACTGCGCGGATGCGCTCGCCGGCCTCGGTGATGTAGCTCTCCTGCAAGGTGAACTGCGGCTGCAGGCGCAGATCGGAGATGATCCCGGCCCGCAGCATGACCATCAGCTCGTCATAGCGCCTGGCTTCCTTCTGGCTGTCGAAGCGCAGCTCGCCGCGCGTATCCTTCCGGCTGCCGTACTTCGTCTTCCCATGGCTCCCCTTGTGAAGGGGAGCTGGCGCCGCAGCGCCTGAGAGGTCGATCTGCTGCCGTGCATAAAGCTCCCGCATCCTCGGCGGCATGTCCGCCATGCTCTCAAACCGCAGCCCGCTCATTCGTCAGCCCCCAGTTTGCATGGTTTCGGCTCGTGCCGATGGACATAAGGATCTTTCTTGCGCGTTTTCTGGTCATGTCGCGCCCTCCGTCGCCCGCTCTGCCTCAATGCAGGTATAGTGGCGGCTGAAATAATCCCAATTTGTCACGCAGTCGCTTCCCGCATCGTCCGGCGTTGCATCCTCATAATCAAAGTAGATGTTGATGTTCGTCCCGAATGGCTCTATGCTGACGATTACTGCGGTTATTCGCACTGCTCGACCGTCCTCATCTGTCCAGCGTTCCCCCACCTTGCACGGCAGCACGACGCACCGGCCGTCCTTGTCGGCCTCGGCAAGCTCGCGGAGGCGGCTAGGCTCCACGCCCAGCGCCTGCGCTTTCCGCTCAATGCAATCATCCATTGTCCGCCCTCCTAAATCAGTAGAATGTGCTCTAGGCCCTCCTCAAGGTCACAGTTTTCGGCAAATCGTTTCGCATCGTCCTCCGTGTAAACGTTTGCCAAATCCTCACGCGCTTTTGCGATGCGATCACTTATGGTTTGAATCTCGGCATCCAATTCTGCAAGAATCGCAAACAGTTCAGCCTTTTTCTTTTCAATATCCATCCTTTATCCCCTCCAATGCTTTCTCCGCCGCTTCGCGGGTGAGAAATACGGTCTTACCAAATCCGTTTAGCGCTACGCCATACTCCCGCCCTCTGGCGCCTATTGGCTCAAGGCCAATAAAGCCGATTTCATTGCCCATACCAATCTGCTTGACCTCGCACTCGCTTATATGCTTATCCGTGTCCAACAAGGCGAACACCCGCTGGCCCACCTTGCACGGCAGCACCACCACGCGCCCGTCCTTGTCGGCCTCGGCAAGCTCTTTCAACCGTCCGACCGTCATGTTTTCCGCAGCCTGCGCGAAATCCCACAGATGCCCAGCATTTTCGCCCATCTTACGCAGCATCTCCGGTGTCCATCCTGTGTCCTCGTAGGCTTTCAGCCGTCCGTACAGATCGCGGGCCATCTTGCGGAAAATATCCTTGCCAAAGCCGTTGCTCGTTGGGCCGTTGATCAGCACGTTGAGCGTGCTGTCCCGGCTCTGCTTCCAGTCGATTTCCTTGCCGCCGATCGCGGCGTGCAAGAATCGGTCAGTGTCCTGGTCAACGTTGAGATTGGGTCTTGTCAGTCGTTCCATAGTTCTTCCTCCACATACCGCCAGCTCTGCGGCGGGCAGGTGATCAAACTTAGCTCAAAGCCGTCTTTTGTTGTCCGCAGGCCAGTAAACTCGCCCAGTTCGCGCGGGGCGTCGTAAATTTTAAGATCGTCGATCTGCATGCCGTATCCGTGCTCCGTGCCCAGATACTTGTATATGTCCTCGCGGGTGAGGCAGGCATCCACCGTCGCCCATTTGGGGATCATGCAAAGCGGGTAGACCGTGCCGATCTTATTGCAAGTAAATTCCGCAACGACTTTCCCGTTGGCGGCCTCATATCCAAACGCCTCCGCATGCTCGCGCTCATAGGCCGATTCCGCCGTAATAGCCGGCGCCCCTTCGTTGGCTTTCACCATGAGCGCCCCCTTTCCGCCTGCGGTACAGTAGATATAGCACTTAAACGGCACACCGCACTTCGGCGCGGTCTTGCGGATTTCGACCGTTTTACTCCCGTTCAGGATCTTCCTCACCCACTCCGGGCGAATGCTGATCAAAACAGCTTTACTCATGCTTGTCTCCTTTCAAAATTTCCTCCATCAATGCCTTAAAAATCGGGTATGCCTGCTGCGGCACTACAGCATTTCCGAGGCATTTAAGTCTGTCCACCCGATTGGGAATCCCATGAGCCACTCCATAAGGGCGGGGTTCGACTTCCCACCGCTTCCACAGGTCAGGTTTTTCCGCTCCTCCTCCGTGACGACCCCCGCGTCTCTCAGTGCCACCATCTGCCGGAAGTTGTGTGTTCCGCCGCACAGCGGCGCGCCCGTCGTTGGCCGCGGCCACGATAAAGATTCTCTCTCCCTTGTGCAGTCCGCCGACATCCCAAGCCGCAGAACTGTAAGCCCTTGCTTCGTAGCCGACGCCTTGCAGTTCGGAAAGGATTCCCGCAAGCGCAATTCGAACAAGTCCAGAAACGTTTTCACCGACAACGCAACGCGGGCGCAGCTCTCGGATAACTCGAAGCATCTCCGGCCAGAGGTATCGATCATCCCCTTTGCCCTTTTGCTTTCCAGCCACGGAGAAGGGCTGGCATGGGAATCCGCCGGAAATAACGTCAACTGTTCGTAGGCCTGTCCGCTCATAGAAGCTCTCCTTTGTCAGCGTCCGGACATCACGCCAGCGCGGCACGTCCGGCCAGTGCTTTTCCAGCACCTTCGTCTGGTAATCGGCAAACTCGCATTGCCCGACGGTCGTAAATCCTGCCCACTCGGCAGCCAGATCAAGCCCGCCGATCCCGGAAAACAGGCTCAGATGCGTCAGCATTTTGTTTCCTTCGTTTTACTCCCGTTCAGGATCTTCCTCACCCACTCCGGGCGAATGCTGATCAAAACAGCTTTACTCATGCTCTTGCCTCCTGTTCCAATTCTGCGCGGAACCGTTGTTCCAGTTCAAACACGCCGCGCGGCTTGCCTTTGTAATAGCCTTTCATTGGCCTGTCTATTTTCCGTTGCAGGTCTTTCAGGCGCTCCCAGTATTCCGGCAGGTAAATATACATATTCCGCAGTTCCCGCAGGTTCTTGTTGCAGCAGCACCAGCACGAAACACGGTCCAGCACGTCATAAAGGCGGATCGTGCCCTCCAGCCACGAAAACCCGTTTTCATAGCAATATGCCATGGCGTCGGCTTCCGGCATGCCCCACTCCGCCAGCGGGTGCAGTTTATACGGCTTCCGTTCTTTTTCCAGTCGCGGCGTTTCGTCGGCAGCTATGCCAACGTAAACCATAGCGTCCCGCGCCTCCGCGTACCTGTCTATGGCTTTCAGCTTCCCCGTGGTTCCCCAGCGGCAGAGGCCGCCACACCAGCCATAACCTTGGTGTGTGCCTTTCTGCTTACTGCAAACCGGCCTTTCCAGCATATCAAACAGGAACGGGTTTTCCGGCTCCAGTCTGGTGTACTTGATCCCCAGCTGCTCCAGGCGGGGTAGCATTTGATCCCGTGTGTGGTAAATCGCCTCAAACTCCATTCCGGTATCGTAGAAAACCACCTCATTCAGCGGGTAGCCCTTGGCAATCAGCATTAGGAGCATGGCCAGGCTGTCCTTGCCCCAGCTGACACTTGCAATATGCCATTTCATTCCGCTTTTGCACCTCCAAACGCCGCCAGGTCGAAACAGGTCTGTTTCCCAACGTGCTGGCACCACGCCCATTCCAGCATGGCGCCGCGGCTGTACACCATCAGCTTGTCGCCCTGGATCTCCATTCGGTCGGCCTCGATGTTCGTCAGATCGTTGCAGCAGTCACAGACAAATCTCATGTCTTATTCTCCTGCCCGAATACCACAACCATGCTTGGAAACGGCGCGTTGTGCTTGCCGCCGCAGAATTTCAGCCGACCGGCGATAAAGCGGATTTCCGCCTTTCCGTATATGTATCGATGAAACCACTTTGTATCCGTCCGCGCGGGCAGCAGCATGACGACGGTTGCCCCATTTTTGTTGGCGGACATTGCTGCTTTCTGCACCCATTTCCCGATCTCCCGCCCATACGGCGGGTTACACCAGCAGACGCCCGTCCACGTCTGAGCAAGGCCGTTGTCCTCCGGTGTAAAATACCGCGCGCATTTTGCATTCTCCGGCAGCGCGCAGACGTCCGTTTCAAAGCCAAATTCTTCGTTCAGCGCGTCAAAAAAGCTCTGCGGCGTTTCCCACAAATCCGTCGCGCTGGAAAACATCACATCTTTGTTCATACCAGCGCCCCCGGCCGGGTGTCCGGCGTGTAGTGGAGCTTGGTCGCGCGTGCGTTCTGATGGTACTCCGGGCGGGTGAATTTATAGCCCCAGTGCTTGGCGGCGGTAAAAAGGGCCGCATAGCCGTCCTCGGCGCGGACGGTCACTTTCTGATCTCCATATGTAACGGAAAAGTGGTTCTGGCCGGTGTATCCGGCCTGGGCGATCACGGCGGGGCGCCGCGGCGCCCGCTCGCCGGGGTAGTCGATGCTATTTCGCAATGTGTTTGCGCCTCCTTATCTGGTTGTCGGCATGGACCATCTGCTTTCCCGCTGCAAGATCGGGCTGCAGGCTGTCCCTGTCGCGGTGGTTGACGTCGTAGATGTGGTTCCGGATGCTCTCGTAGAGCGTCCAGGTGCAGCACCCGGCGCGGCATGTGCCGCTTCGGTCCGGGCAGTTCCGGCCGCAGGGCGGCGGGATGGGCCGCATGCGCGGCGCAAAATAATTCACTCTGATTCCTCCTGCACGTGCTGCAGCCATGCCGCGAGCGTTTGCAGCGCCGTCTCGCGCTGCAGCAGGTCTTCGACCGTGTCCCGGTCGACGCGCGGCATGCTCTGCAGTATCTCCCGGTCATTGGCGCAGTCATCGGCAAAAGCCAGAACGGCGTCGATGATGTCGGCCAGCTGATCCGGCCGGAGCTCTACCGGGATCTTTGGCTCGTCCTTCACCGGCTTCACAGGATCCCGTAGGTCGTCAAGCCCAGCGCGATCGCGCCGGTCGCGACGCATGCGTCGGTCATCTCTGCGTACCCGGCGATCACCGCCAGCACGAAGGCCGCGCCGCCCAGCCACACGCAGCAGGTTTTCACCACCCGCCGCATGGCCTCCCGGTACCGCAGCTCCTCCAGCAGTCGCTCCTGCCGCTCTCTGGTCTCTTCCTCCGGCTCATACCCGAGCCGCTCTGCAAGATTGGTTCCCATTCTGCGTCCTCCTTCGTCTCCGGCAGACGTTCTGCCGATTCTACCAGTGCCATAAGCCGCTTGTAGTTCTCCGTCCTTTCCCTGTCGCGTTTTGCGAGGTTTGCATACCGTTCAGACAATTCCGCCACTTGCGCGTGTGCAGCCATGTTCTCGTGCTCATTCGCCGCGTTGTTTGTCACGATCACAAGCAGTTCCAGTGTGTGCTTCAGCTCAAACCAATCGTCTCCGCTGAGAATCAGTTTCCGCATTCCGCTTATCCTCCTTCGCTTCCTGCATCCGCCTGACGAGCCGCGACAGACGGGCGTTTTGTGTAACGAGCTTCTGCGCGTCCAGGTCAAGCCCCTTGCGCTTCAGCCCGTTTATGATCTGCGCAGCCTGGCACTCGCAGACCATCGCCGCTTCGATCAGATCATGTAGCTCCTGCGCATCCAGCGTCAGGGTGTAGGTCTTTACCTTCGCCATAATATCGACTCCTATGTACGCGCCTTGCGGCGCGTTTAATTGCTGGCCGCGGGCAGACGCCCTTCGGCTGCAGCCCGCTCGAGGATCTGCCACGCCACGCGGCGGGCAGCCTGCCGGTTGGCCTCTTTCTGCTCCGGCGTCAGCCGGCGCAGGTAGTTGTCGGCGATATACGCCGTGCAGTTTGGAAAATGATACTCGGCCACGATGTGCGGCTCTTCGTCCGCGATCGGGTCATACGGCTTTCTCATGGTTCAGCCTCCTTCCGGCGTTAGTTTTTCCAGATTTTACAGTCTTACGCTTTTTACCCTTGTTCGGTCCCCGCCCACGTGGTAAGATGTTGGCGGGTGGTGTTTTTATGACTGATAAACAACTTAAGATTTGCGCCGCTGTCGTTCGCAAGCACAGGCTCGGCGACATTCTCGACGAAACCGGCTGTGGCAACTATCTGGTGCTCCAGGATGCTATGCCCGTCGGGGCGCTCATTTTCAGCGATGATGCGCAGAACGACGATACCATTGTGACGCTGGCCGACTTCGCGCAGGAGGAATACGACAAGCACGTGCGGGACACTTCTCGGTATCGGCTCTCCATTATCCTCTCGGCGTTGGCCCTCTTGATTTCCTTCGCCGCGCTGCTCTTTTCGGCCAGCTCTCTTTTCGGCTGGCCGTTTACGCCCGCGTGAAAGCAACGATGGCGACGGCCAGCGTCAGCAGCGATACGATCATCGAAGCGATCCCAATCACCAGCTGGACGGTTGCCCGACGCTTGCGCGTCCGTTCCCGATCGCGCGCTTCTTCTTGCGCCCATCTGGTGAGCTTTTCTTCCTGCGTTTCCACGGCTCACGCCTCCTTCCGCTCGTCTTTCTTGCTCTCCTGCGCCAGCATCATGCCGTAGGCAATATCGCTCAGACGCTGCATCTGTGCCGGCGTCAGCTTCTCGGTGCTCTTGTTCAGGTTCTCGATTGCCTGCTTTTCCTTCTCGGACATTGTTCTCACCTCGCGTTGTCGCAACACTTTATTTCCGTGTTTTGTATTGTGACTACACTGTACCACCATTCTGATGTTTTGTCAATACATGTTTACGAAATATTTTGCATATTTTTGTATTGACAATACATCCATCGCGTGTATAATATAGTCATGAGGTGATTTCAATGACCATCAACGAGCGAATCAAAGAGATCCGCAGATCTTCCGGACTCTCTCAGACCGACTTTGCCGAACGTCTCGGCACGACCCGCGGCGTGATCACAAACCTCGAGGGCGAGAAAACAAGCCCCAATGAGCCGTTCATCAAACTGATCTGCCGGGAGTTTAACGTGAATGAGGACTGGCTCCGCACTGGTGAGGGCGAGATGAAACAGAAGCTGACGCGGAATCAGGAGATCGCCGAGTTCATGGGCGTCGTCATGCACGACCCGGACGACTCGCCGCGCAAGCGGTTTGTATCGATCATCAGCAAGCTCAGCGTTGACGAATGGCAGCTGCTCGCCGAGATCGCAAAAAAAATGGCCGAGGACGGATGACCGCCCTCGGCTCTTTTTTCTCTATGCGACCAGTCCGCGCAGGAAGCGCCAGACCAGATCGAGTTGTTCCGTTGTCGCAAGCCGCAGCATGCGGCGGATGTCCTGCAGGTAAAAACTTCGCGTCATTCTATCCGTTCCCCCATTCTTCCACAAAAAGACCGTTCATTTTTTGTTCACTTTTCCGGTTGTGCTTTCTTCTGCGGTGGCTTACAATATTTGTAGGTTCCTTTTTCTGACTCGCATGATTATATTAGAACATACGTTCGTTAATTACAATTATGAGAGTCTACAAAAATTTACATATCAAACTGGAGGTTTTGCCATGAAACAGACATGGCGCAGGGTTCTGCTTGTGCTGGTCTGCTGTGCGCTGGCCTTTGTCGGCTGGGTCGGGCTGCTCCGTCTGGCGGACACGATCTCCGCCGCCCGCTCTTACAAATCTTCGCCCGCAGAGCTTCGCGCGGCGGCCGACGCTGCTGTGCTCCCCGCCGCGGATCCGGCCTTTACCGGCAGCGCGGAATATACGGACGCGGAACAGGCCGAGGCGCAGGCCGAGTATTACGCCAGCATCGGCGGCGACCCGCTCGACGTGGAGCCGCTGGAACCGATCGTCGGCGATTTTGTTTCGTTCCTCCCCGGCACGCTGCCCGCTGAGCCCCCGGCCATCTCCGGCGCGACCGGCGACAGCATCCACACATATATCTACAACAAGTCCAGCGGCGTTTTTCATCTTCCCGGCTGCTCGCACATCGACCAGATGAACCCCGAGAACCGCGGCAGCTTCACCGGCTCGCGTGAAGAGGCCGCCGCGCTGTACACGCCGTGCAAGGATTGTGATCCGTAGGAGGTTTTATGTACTGTAACAAATGTGGCAAGGAGATCGACGATGAGGCTCTGATCTGCCCGTACTGCGGCTGCGGGACCGTGAATTACATCCGCGACCAGGCGAAGGCCGAGTCCCGCGCGCGGGAGCCCCTCCAGCCCGCGCAGAAGAAGCGCTCGACTGCGCTGCTGCTCTGTATCTTCCTCGGCGGCTTCGGTGCACATCGGTTTTATGTCGGCAAGATCTGGACGGGGCTTCTTTGGCTCTTTACGCTCGGCTTTTGGGGCATTGGCACGCTGGTTGATTTTTGCCGGATCTATGATAACAAGTTCACAGACGACGCCGGGCGCCCGCTCTACGATGAGTACACGGATGGCATGACGCCTGAGGAATACGAGTCCGCCGTCGCTGGTCCCCGCAGAGTCCGAAAAGTTATCATCGTCATTGCCCTTGTGCTTTGTGCTGGCTGCTTCCTGTTCGTCCGCGTCATCCCCGGCCTCATGTACGCGCTTGGTTTTTGAGATGTCGCCCGCGCCGCTGGCCGAACAACGGCGCGGGCTTTTGCTTGCGCAGGCGACCGGGAGCCGTCTGTAACTTTAGGATAGCCTGTCCACGGTAGTCTTGTAAAGATATGTCAGTTGCTTTTTGCAGTCAGACGTCTTGCTTTTTTTGGGGGAATGACATGTTTTGAAGGAAAAATTATCTGATTTGTGCCGTGAGCAGAAGCAGACGGTCACTCCGCACAAAACAAATCAGGACGTTGCCGAAAACACCGACCTTTCCGTCGGCACCGTCTCCCAGTTCTTTCGCGGCGACATCAAAAATCCGTCCGTTTACACGGTCGGCCCGATCTGCCGGGAGATGGGCGTTTCTATGGATGAGTATTTCGGCATTCCGCATGATGAGCCTGCCGAGTCTTCCGATGCCGAAAAACTCCGCGCCGAGAACGCGGCGCTTCGTGCACAGCTTGCCCAGCAGCAGAAGTCCCTGCGCATGCACCGACTTGTGACGCTCATCCTCTTGAGTATTCTTTTGCTGTGTGCCCTTGCGCTTTTGGCCGACGTGCTCATCCCATCGATCGGCTGGATCCGCACATGAATAAAACCGCCCCGGCCCAGCGCCGGAGCGGTATCCGTATAACCTTTTGCCCTTGTGGTGAGAATCTGCTTATGAAATTTACATCTACCTGGAAAATCGCCGACCCTCTCGCGCAGTACATCATTTACCTGCGTAAGTCCCGGAAGGACATGGAGGCCGAAGCTCTCGGCCAGACCGACACGCTCAAGCGGCACCGGGCCGCGCTTTTGTCGCTGTCCGAAAGCCGCGGGCTGAACGTCATAGAGATCTGCGAGGAAGTCGTTACCGGCGACTCCATTGCCGTCCGGCCGGAGGTGCAGAAGGTCCTGCAGCTCGTCGAGACCGGGAACTATGCTGGCGTCATCGTCATGGAGGTCGAGCGTTTGGCGCGCGGCGACACCATCGACCAGGGCATTATTGCCCAGACCTTTAAATACTCCGACACCCGCATCATCACGCCAAACAAGACCTACGACCCGAACAACGAGATGGACGAGGAATACTTTGAGTTCGGCCTCTTTATGTCCCGGCGCGAGTACAACACCATCAAGCGCCGCCTGTCGCGCGGCAAGGAGGCTTCTTTACGCGAAGGCAAATGGATCTCCGGCAAGACGCCCTTCGGCTGGCTGCGCGAGAAGCTGCCGAACGACAAGGGCTATAAGCTCGTCCCGCACCCGGAGCAGGCCCCAGTCCTGCGGCAGATCTACAACTGGTACACCGGCGAGGGCTGCGCGCGCATCGGCGCGAAGGCGATCTCCACGCGGCTGAACAGCCTCGGCATCCCTACCAACTCCGGCAGCCTCTGGCGCGCGGACTCTGTGCTGGATATCCTGCGCAATCCGGCAAACGCCGGATGGATCAAATCCGGGGGCCGACCGGAGACGAAGCGCATTGTCGACGGCGCTGTCGTCGTCAGTCGCCCCCGCACCCGGCAGGAGGATCTGAGGCTTTATAAAGGGCTGCACGACGGCCTGATCTCGCAGGAGCAGTACGACAAGGCCGTCGCTCTGAGCTATTCCAGCGCCAGCCCGCGCGGCAAGGGCGCATGGGGGACCGTGACGAGCCTCGCCGGGCTCGTCCGCTGCGACCAGTGCGGCCGCGTGATGGTGCGCCGTCCGTCGTCCGGCAACCGCCGCGATACGCTTCTTTGTCCCTCCTACGGCTGCCCGACCGTCAGCGCGTGGTATGATGATGTGGAGGACGCCGTGCTGGATGCTCTGCGTGGCTGGCTGCGCGAGCTGGAGCTCGGTGAGGCCGCTGCGCCAGATGACACGCCCATGCGCACCGCGCTCGAGTCCTCGATCGCCGCCGATCGCAAGCAGCTTGCCAAGCTGGAGTCGCAGGAGGCCCGCGCGTATGAGCTGGTCGAGACCGGCGTCTATACGCCGGAGATCTTTCTGCAGCGCTCGCAGGCGCTCGCCGCTGACAAGCAGGTCATCGTCGACCGCATCGAGGCAAGTCAGACCACGATCACCGAGCTGGCTCGTGCCAAGCAGGCCCGCGCCCGTCTGGCCCCCGCCGTCCGCCGCGTCCTCGAGACCTACCCGCTCGCCGCATCCCCGCAGGAGAAAAACGCCCTCCTGAAAACTGTCCTGCAGAAAGTCCTCTACCATAAACAGACCAAATCCTACACCAAATCCGGCAGCGACATGCACGTCACCCTCTACCCCCTCGCGGATTGATGGTTATACATTTATTCGGTACGCATGAATGAATCCCATCTAAATATAGATTCTATGGCAAGCGGAAATCCCTCCTGGTGACAGGAGGGATTTCTTTATTTTGCGATATGCTCATAATACGCCATGAGCTTCTGTTCCGGCCCCGGGCCGTCTTTATCGAGCAGAAACGCCTTTGCCAGCGCGGCGTAGAACTCCGGGCGGTTGAGTCCGAACTCTACGGCGACGGGGTAGTAGTCCGAGTACATCATGTTCATGGTCACGCCCCACGCCCAGCGCGGGACCGCTGGCGCCTGAATGCCCATGCTCTCGGCCACGGCCGTCGTCTGTTCCATCGTCCAGTGCGGGCCTGCCGTGCCGTCGGCGTTTCGCATGTTTGCTGCCCACTGCATCGCCGTTTCGCGATCAAATGTGGCCGTCTCCGGCTCGTCGTGGTCCTCGAGCTTATCCAGCCGGCACAGCAGATCTGTGACTGCTGCGGCCTGCTCGACCGTACGCATGGACACCGGGCACTCCGCGATCTCCCGCAGCGCGGCGTGGAGTTTGTCTTTATACGCCTGCATGATAGCACCTCATGCGAGCTTGAGCAGCCCCGTGCAAAGCTCGATCACGGAGCCTGCGGCCGTGCTGTCGGTCGTCGCCACGAGCGTGAATGTATGATTGACGCAGCAGCAGCACCCGGACAGCTCCAGATCCGTCTCCGTGTGGATCTCCGCATTGCCGGATGCCGGCAGCGTGACGCGCTTGAGCGTGCAGGGCAGCGCGACGCCGTCCATGTACCACTGCAGGGTCAGGACGCCCGCGGCCGTCGCCGCGATGACCGCATCTGCGGCCAGATGATACAGGCCGATCTTGACCGTGTCGTAGCTCTGCGGCTCGACCTGGATGGACGAACCGGAATTGACGACCTTTGCCCCGGCCAGCGTCAGCACGTTTTCGCTGTCTGCCGCGAGCAGTTGGGGCGCGTTATTAAAATATCGGACGCAGGATTTTTGATACGCCCGATTTCCATTGCCGTTATTACAAGCCATTTTCATTACTCCTTCCGTTTGGGCTTATGTGAAGGGGCATTATGCCCCGGATAGCTATATCAGGATGGGTCCGCGTCAGCCGCCGCAGCCGCACGGATTGCAGGGCGGGTTCTGGTAGTACCTGCCCAGCTGGCCGAGGATGTACTGCGACTGCATATAGTCGTTGTTCGCGGCGCGGCTCTGTGCGAGTTCGTCGCGCAGGCGCTGGTTCTCCTGCTGCTGCAGGAGCGTCCGGGTCGCCTCGCCCTCGGCGTGGATGGCCGTCTTGATCTCGCACGCGTTGATGCTGGAGTTGTAGTTGACGCCGTCGATCGCGCGGAGAATGTCGCAGCAGCACTTCTGCTGCACAGAGATGCCGCTCTCCGTGACGGACTGCAAATCGCGCAGCTCGCCGAGGATGTTGTAGGCGTTGTCCTTGACGGCGCTTGTGACGTCGTACGCGCCCTGACGCGTTGCGGCCACGCCCTCGTTGTTCTGGCGCTCCAGAGCCGCAAAGTCCGTTGCACGCTGTACGTCGGCCTGCGTCGCCGGGGCACTCTCGCCGCTGCCGCCGAAGCCTCTGCCCGCGAAGAGCAGGAAGAACAGCGCGATCAGGATGACAATGCCCCATCCGCCGAAGCCATAATCCTTATCCATGGTTTTCCCTCCTTTCTGGGTGGAATGAAATTTGATAGGCGCTTTCGCGCGGTATCACTTGCCGATCTGGCCGACGAGCTCGCCGACCGTCTTGTTTTTGTTTGCCTCGAACCACGCCTCAAAGCCTGGCTGCGAGGCCAGGAAGCTAAGCACCATCTGCGGGCTCTGCCCCTGCAGCGTCGTCTTCGCTGTCTGCAGCAGACCGTTCAGCAGCTTGTTTCCCCCGCCGTTTCCGCCCATCAGGGCCATAATCGGATTTTGCATTGAGCTTTCCCTCCAGTTCTTCGATTTTCCCGGCCATGCTCTGCAGGCCGGCCGTGATCTGTTTCAGCTGCTCCTGCATCTGGTTTGCCGCCTTTTCCTCTTCTGTCGGCTCCGGGAAGATCCGGAACCGCGCGATGGTCTTGGCCGCCATGCTGTCCGTGCGGATGTAGTACAGCAGGTTCTCGGTCTCGTGCAGCGCGAGCGCGTTGTCGTTCGGCTGCATCTGCAGGTTGTTGATGCTGGCCTCGCTGGCCACGGTCAGCACGCCGAGCTTCGGCGGCTGCGGCGGCAGCTGCGGGCCCTGCGGCCGCGGCATGGGCTGCAGCTGGATCTGCTGCGCGCCGTCCATCTCCCAGCGGCCCGTGTACGGGTTGTACGCCATGCGGTATCGCCCCTTTCTGCTACCATTCTAGCGTTTCCCCGTCCCCGCTGGGGGGCATTTGTGTACCATTTGTGTACCATTTGTGGGACATGCGGGCATAGAAAAAGCGCCATGAGCCGTTGCTCATGGCGCTTTCTCTTTGTCCGTTTTCCCTACCAGACGGCGGGCGGTGTTGTAGATGTGCGGCAGGCGGCGGGAGATGGTTTTTCGGTCGACGCCGATCTCGGCGGCGGCGTCCATCTGCGGGAGCCTGCGCACGATATAAAGCTTCACGATCTGCTGATCGATCTGATCCAGTATGCCCTCGTCAGTGACGCGCTCCCAGTCGCTGCGCGTGAGGTGTTCCAGCTCCTTCGGCAGAGCCAGCCGCGCAGTTATTTGCTGTCACTCCCTTCGGCCCGCCGCCTGGCGGAGGCTTACTTCATCGCCGCAGCCAGCTTTTTCAGGAGATCATCGCCGTACTTGTAGTCGGCGAGATATTTGATCGTGTTGTCCGCAAGTCCGGCCTTTGCCTTGATTGTCTTCTTGGCGTCCTCGACGGCCTTATCGACGGTTTCCGTGTCGTAGTCCACCCACGGGAGCTTGCCGTGCTTCTTCCATACACGGCTGTTGTAGCCGCCCTTGACGCCGATGTTGCCGACGCTGGTGATCTGCACGCCATTATCCCAGATGGGCGTACACTCAACGGCCAAGCCGTCTCCGATGTACAGGCCCCAGTGGCCGGGCATCCACAGGCCTTCGCCTGGGACGAGCTTGTCCCAGCCGGATGCGGATACGTCCCTGCATTTGGCAATCATGCCGTCTGCGGAGACGTCCGGGACCGCGTTTCCGGCGTAGCGGGCGCCGCCGTGGTAGGCATTTTTGTTGCCGTTCCAGCCCCACAGGATCCCCTTTGTGAGATTCACGCAGTCAAAGCCAAAGTAGCCCTTTCCGATCAGCCCGCGGAATCTGGCCTGCTTTGCGGCGTCGTACCAGTCCGGGTATTGCTTTGCCTTCTCAGTGATGATCCCATCCGTGACCGGAGAGCCGAAGCAGCCCCACATGTACACGGTTTTGTAATTCTTTGCAACGTCGATGTGCTTTTTTACAAGCTCGGACGCTCTCATAACGTAACTCATGCCCGCTCACTCCCGTACAGCTCGTGGTGCAGCTGCAGCACGGCGGCCTCGATCAGCTTGTCGATCGTTTCCACATCAAATTGAATGCCCTTCTCGGCGAGGAAGTTCACAACATACGCCTTTTTCGCCGCGCCGTCCGTCGCGGTGTACAGCTGCTCCGCCGCCTTTACGCCGATCTCAACGTAAGTGCGGAGCGTTTGCAGCTTATCCGCGTCGATCTTCGTCTTGATCCACGGGATCAGGAATGCCGAAACAAGCGCGCTGATGAGCGCGATCACTGCCGAGATGATCTGTGTGTAGTCCATAAGTAATTACTCCTTTCGCTATTCGACTGTTTCATTTTTCTTTGCAAAAACCCGCTTGAAGGCAAGCAGGCCAAGCTCTGTGATGGTTGCCCAGCCGGTAAAGCCGAGTACGTCGGACAGGTCGACCGACGCGCCGAGCTCCGGGCTGCGGATAACTGCAATTAGGACGGCGACGGTTTTCAGAGCGCAGGCCCAGACAATTACCGTTGTGATGAGCTGGAGCAGATATACAACAATGGTTCGCGCCATTTCGCCCTTGCTCCACTTGCCTTTTACCCGCATATCTGCCTCCTAATTTATTGCGCACTGCTATGTTCGCACTGCGCCTCCAGCTGGTGCAAAAACTTTTTTACATCGCCGTTTCCGCCCAGCTTGACGTATTTTTGCCCGGCGATCAGACGCTCGGCCATTGGCATTTCTTCCGACATGATGGTCAGACGGAGGATCGCCAGATACTGCTCGTCCTGATGCTCCTGCATTTTCCCGAGCTTTTTGTTGATCTCTGTAAGACGCTCCTCCTGCGTTGTGGCCTTGCCGCGCTTTTTCTGTATCGCGCCGACGACGGCGTTGACGACCGCCGTCAGCGCGGACGAGCCGAGCACGGCGCAGACGAGGGTAACGATGATTGTCTTGGTGTCCATGGCTATGTACCGTCTTCCGTGATCTTCTTCCACCCGTCCGGGTTAACGGATGGGTTCCAGACGTTGGCGGCGAGCAGGGATTCGTAGAGCTCGTCCTGCCACCAGCCTTTTTCGCCTTTGGAGAAGGCAAGGCCGGCGGTGATGGTCTCGGGGATGAGGCGGAAGCCCTGCTTGTAGGCGATGTCTTCCCAGAGGGCCGGGGCGGCGTCCGGGGTGTTCTGGACCGTGTCCCAGAGGTCGGAGGCGGCGCGCTTGATGGTGCCGCCCCAGTTGATGCGCATGCCGGCTTTGACGAGGCTGCCGGAGCCGGTCAGGCGGGTGAAAAGCTCCGGCGCGAGACTCGCGTCGGCGTCAGTGAGACTGGCGGCGCTTTTGACGATATAGGGGCGCAGCGCCCTCGCCCGCTCGGTGTAGGTGCTCATGTTATTCCGCCTCCCCGAGCAGGATCTTCGCGGCGGTCTCTGCATCCGTCAGTGGCAATGCCGCGCCCATTTGTTCATAACTGCCTTCTGGTTCAGTACCTTTCAGCGTATGGTCTGCAAGATGAAACACCATGTCAGAAAGCACCTGATGCTCAGTCCCTTCTTCATCCGTAATAGTCACAGCCATCTTAGCACAAAAGCCATCAGCTTCTGCTTCCTTACACGGTATATAACATCCGTTGCTGTGCAGTCGGATGAGTACAATGCTATCCGCATACCCGGCAAATACGCCGTCCTGTTTTACTGCATACATGGTGTCCCTCCAAATTTCTCTTGATAGATTTTCTCCAATCGCTCTGTACTTGCTGTTCTCAACCGGTTTTTCCAGTAGCCATTTTCGTGCCCCGGCCATTTTTCATCCGTAAAGTCTTCGCCACATCCATGCTTTGCATACCAGCGATAGAGCTTATCCAACATGTCCTGTCGATATTTGCCCTCATCTGTCAGTGGTCGAAAATGCTCCCAGCCGTTTTCACTCGTCACGCAGCAGATCGGCTTACCATTTAGATATAGGAATTTTTCATGCTCCTGCAAAATCGTGCCGAATGGGATATTGACCTTGCCCGAAAGGCTTTTGCCCTTAAATCTCTTATATGTGATATAGGTCATATTCGTACCTCATACACAAAAGCCGGGGGCAAAGCCAAGGGAAGTGTACGCGCCGAAGAAGCTCGCCTCGCCCTCGGTGCCCACAGCCACGAAATACGCGGAATAGTCAGCACGCGGGGAACGAAGCGACCAAAAAACAGATGTGCTTGTCGCGCGGTGATCGTATTTGACCTTGCTGTTTCCGGCGCTGTAATACGAATACTGCGCCTGTTTGCTAGATTCATTTGTATTTCCTCGGATAATCGTCCCGAATACTTCATATTCAGACAGCAAAAAGAAATAGTCCGTTGTCGCTGTCACCGCGCTTGCAACACTGCTTGCACCCTCGTTGTCCGTGTACTTGGTAACGGACTTGAGGACGGCACGAAGCGCAGCCGGAATAACTGCCATGATCGTACCGGAATAGCTTGACAGGCTTGTACCGCAAATGTTTGTACGCATTTGTGAACTCTTCCACCCACCGAAGTTGGTGTTGCTACCATTCATAGAGAAATAGCCGGTTGTCGAAACCTGCCCGGGATAGGAACTGTCACATAAAGCAACATCCTTACCGCCGAAGAGCGCAGTTTTCATAAGCTGGAAATGGATGCGGTTTGCGCCTTCCAACGCTTGATTATGGTTAAATCCGATAATAAATGCGTAGGTTGTGTAATTAGTTAGTGAAAGATGCCCCACTGTTCCATTTAGTGTTACTTCCTTTCTGTCGCCGATGCTCCAATAGTTTGCGCCTTGTCCCGCGTCGGAAACAGACTTGATAACGCTCCACTCGTTATTGTTGAGCGTAGAGCTCACGAAAGAGAGCGTCAGCGTGTAGGAGGTTGTGGAGGACACGACATTGACCGAGCCGCTCGTCGTCTGCCCGTTCTTTGTTGCCGTGACCGTGTACGCCCCCGTCTCCGTGACGGTGAAAACCGCCGTCCCGTTGCTCGTCTTTGTGGCGATTGTCGTCCCGCCCTTTTTCAGCGTGACGGATGCGCCGGATTCGACCGTTACCGTAATCGTCGCGTTGAAGAACGTCAGGGACGTTGTATAACTATCCGTAAACGTGATATTTTTCGTATTTGATGTTTGTCCGCTCAGCGTGGCCTTGACGCTCCACGTACCGGCCTCCGGCACGGTCAACGTACACGTTCCATTGACCGATGTACCGCTCACAGATAGGCTTCCTTTTGTCGCGGTAACAGTTGCACCAGATGTCACAGTTACAATGATTTGCAATTCTGTACCGGTCTGAATGGCCTGAATGGCTGTCACAAATCCGTCCGGATAGACCAGCGGGTCAGATGTGCCGCCTTTTTCCCGGATAGCTGATGCAACCTTTGTCAGGTCGGTTGTGTTTGTCAAATATTCAGCCATCAGAAGCTCCCTCCATTTGCGTTTGCGATCTCTACCGCCGCCCACGCACCGGAAACAACACGCAGGAATTTTCCATTGTCCGAAGCCTTGACAGACGGCACTTCGCGAACCTTGACAGCTCCGGTTTCCCCATTCACGCTCGTCACGGGCGCTTCCGTTAGATAGTCCGTGCCCGCCACGGCCACCGCCCAGGCCGTCGGCTTCCCGCTGGCGTCCACCGCCTTGACCTTGATCAGGGCCCCGACGGCCGCGCCGGAGGCGAGAATCACATCTTGCTTTCTGTTCCACGCGTCTTTGTTGCTGCGCACGTCGGCGATAGCCTCGTCGATCTGCGCGCCGGTAAACTGGCTGTTGTAAGCCATACGATCACTCCTTCATACACAGAAAATCCTCGCCGTCCGCGGTCTTCATCGCCTGCGACTCTCCCAGCGGGATAAAGCCGTAGTTGTCGTTCCAGCTGCCGTCCGCGCCCTGCGCGAACAACGAAATGCGGTATTCCCCATCACCGGAAAGCAGAAAATCGTCGTAAACCTCAAAGGTGCGCTGCGTGCCCGCCGGGGTCTGGGAGAAGGACGCGATCAAAGCACCCTTCCCGCGGCCCCAATCCTCGCCGGACTTCGTCGCGCGGCACTCGAAGGCCGTGTAGGCGATGTCCGACGAGAAGGAAACGGTGATCGAGTCGAACCCCGAGACCGCCGAGATCTTGTTGCCCGTGATGGAAAATGTCATCTGCGGCGCGGCCATCAGGCGGCACTCCAGGTCCCGGCGGCGTTCTTGACGAAGACCTTGACGATCTTCGTGCCGTCGCCGGAAGACGCTGCCTCGAGGTCCGCGCCCTTGACAGTGACGTTGATGGCGGTGTTCTTCTTGTAGCCTCCCTCCGTGCCGCTGACGTTGGTGGAGCCGCCCGTCGTCGGGATCTGCGTGCCCGCCGTGTGCAGGCTGCTCGTCGCCGGGACGACGCGAATGGTGTATTCCTCAAAGTCCACGTCGCAGACGAAGGAGAACGCCGCTGCATCGTAGCCCGTGACCTTCGATATCCTGCTCTTGTCGGGGCCGGTGATGGTCACGGCAGGAATCGACGTGTTGAGCGTGATCGTGTCGCTGACTGCGGCCGTTTCGTTGCCGACGTCGTCGCGCATCTTGACATAGATCGTCTTGAGGCCGTCGCCGTCGGGCAGCGTGATGGATTTTTTCGCGGTGAATGTCTCCCACGACGCTTCCGCCTCGGTCCCCGCCGTCTTCGTGCCCCAGATCTTCATCTGGTAGCCCGTTGTTGTCTCGTCGGAGACAGAGATCTTCGCCGTGACGGTCGCGCTGGTCGCGTACTGTGCACCGTCGTTCAGGATCAGCGATAGGCCGGCAGGTGCCAGCGTATCAAGTGTCAGATTAAAAAAACTTGCCATCTGGATTTATCCCCTTTCTTCGCTTGTGAGTTCAATGTACAAAAATCCGCCCGGTCTTTCGTAGATGGCTTTCGTGCCCAAGTGGGCGGATTTGATGCCCATGGAGCCGATGAACAGCTCTAGAATGCGTTTGAGTCCAACTGCCAGCATGTTATCCCTCCAACAGATACAGTGTCCGCGCGTCCTTTTTGTCCAGCGCGTCATATTCGGATTTTGTCATCACGAGAATCGCGTCGATCTGTGCCGACTGGATGCCCCCGCCACCAGAGCCGCCGCCGGAGCTACGGGCCTCGTTGATGGCGTCGACGAGGTTGCCCTTGTTGTAGGTCTTGAGGTCGTCCAGGTCGCCAATCTGCTTCTGGAGCTGCGCCCAGACGGGCAGGGACGGGTCGGCGGTCTCGTCGCCGGATGGGTCTGCGCCGGGCTGGACTTTGCCGAGGCTCACCCAGACGGTCGGCAGGACGACGCCGCTTTCGTTCGCGCCATAGACGCCCACGCGGGCGTGGCGGCCCGGGACGGCGAGAACTTCGTGCGGTACAGGAACAGTATCCCCGTCCCAGTTCGCCGCCAGAACGTCGACGGTGGTCTTGCCGTTGGTAAAGACGGCGGTCTTCATCAGCTTGTCCCATGCGGGCGAGAAGACGAACTGCACCGTCACGGACTTGCTCATCCCCGCCGTCAAAAGCTCCGGCGGCGACGCCAGATGCGCGCACGCGCGGGAGCAGTGGATGGTGATCATGCGTTATCAGCTCCTTCGAAGGTCACAAACGGCTCAAGGCACTTGATATCCCCGGCGGAAAGCCGGATATCGAGGTCGAGCGGAAGCGTGATGTGCGGCAGCTCGGGGAGCGTGTCGGCGTCCAGCTCGTTCAGCTCCGCCTGCGGCCGCCCGCTCATGAGCTGGTTTCCGTAGAATTCGAGTGTTGGGTTGAGCCTGGTCGCCAGCATGGCGAGCTGATAGGCCTGCCGGAGCGGCAGGTCCTGTTCGATGAGCTTTTGCAGTGGCTTTGCCGCGAGCGCGATGTCGTATAATTTCATGATGCCCTCCTTAGTTGATGGCTGTGCCGTTGACGGTCAGCTTCCCGGATGAGTTGCACGCAAGGGTGCAGTAGCGGTATGAACTGTAATACAGCACGATTTCGTCTCCCCTGACTGTCACGGGATAGCTCGATGTCCCTATCTCAAAGCCGTTCGAGGACGGCGTCAGGGTTTTTGTTTTCAGCTCCAGCGAATTGTATCCGCTCTTGAGTCCTGCGGCGGATACCGTGCCCCACTTCGCGGCGTAGGCCGTCGATCCGTTTTTCAGGAGCACCTGGCCGTCGGTGCCGCCGCTCGGAAGCGTGCCGTCGACGTTGCCCCACGTGCAAGCGTAGTTGGTGGCGCTGGATTTTTTCAGCACCTGACCGGATGTTCCGCCGGTCGGGAGCGCGCCGGTGATGCTGCCCCACTTGGCGGCGTAGTTGCTCGCGCCGTTTTTGAGCAGGACCTGACCATCGGTGCCGCCGGTCGGCAGGAGGCCGTCGGGGCTGCCCCAGGTGACGGCGTAGTCGGTGGCGCTGGATTTTTTGAGCACCTGTCCCGTCGTTCCGCCGGGCGGCAGAGCACCGTTGATGTCGCCCCATTCGACGGCGTAGTCGGCATTTCCTGACTTTTTGAGGATCTGTCCGCTCGTTCCTCCGGTCGGCAGGAGGCCGGTAATGCTGCCCCATGTGAGCGCGTAGTCGTTGTCGGACGATTTTTTGAGCACCTGCCCGGCCGTACCGCCGGTTGGGATCTTCGCCGGCGCGTCCGCGCCGGGGTTGCCGATCGGGAACATGACGACCTTGCTGCCGGACAGCTCTAGGACGGCCACGCGCTGTCCGGCGGCGAAGTTGATGCCGGTGTTGCATTTAAAATGCTTCTCGGTCGGCTCCTCCGCGCCGTCAGGCGTGAGGGTCAGGCCGTCTTCCTCGACCGTCGCAATGACGGCCAGCTGGAATGGCTGCTGCTGTTCTTCGGTCTGCTTCTCTTCGGGTTCTTCGGTGTACAGGCTGTCTACGCCTTCCATTTACGCAATCACCGTCCTTTTTGCAGAGTGTGTCATCAGGCTTCCGGCTGACAGCTGCATCTGCCAGCCGGTCTCTAGGTAAATGCCGCCGATGTCGTCGTGCGTGAGCGCGAGGACGTCACCGATGCCGTGGCCGGGGTCATTGAGGGTATAAAACGTGATGGCCCGGGCGGACAGGAGCGACTCGTTGCGCATGCGGTCGGCGTAGGCCTGCAGCTCCTCCTGCGAGGCGATGTTGTCGACCTTGATGAGCGAGGCGATGCGCATGTTCCGCCGGAAGGTGGACTTGCGCGACTGCGGATTGTCGTTGACGGCCGTTGCGACCATGGGCTGCTCCAGATCCGGGTTGGAGCAGACGCAGATGAAGACGTTCGGCGCGTTGAAGATGTCTTCTTCATCTGAGAAGTTCGGCCCCGGATGCCGGTCCGGTAGGAAGAGGTCCGTCGTGCCGTAGGACCAGTCGATGTTCTGCGCACTCGGCTCCTGATAGGGCTCGAGACGGGCGACGCCGGAGGCGTCGAACCAGAGGCTGTTGTAGTTGATCTCTGCCAGCAGGTCGTTGACGATGGTCAGGTAGCTCGTGCCGACATCCCAGTCTTCGCGGTCGGTCTGCAGCGTCGCGTCCGACGGCGTCGCAATGACGAGCGCGACGCCGCAGGCGGTGAGCAGCTTGCGGATCTCGGTGAGATAGGACGCACCGGCGGACAGGTGCAGGATGGTCTCGGTGCGGTTGCTGTAGACGCGCCAGCAGCGGTCGTAGGCCTCGACCTCGACGCGCTTCTGACCGGCCGCGCCCTTGATGCTCGGGGTCGCGGCCTGATAGATGCCGAGGGGCGTTTCCTGCCCGTCGATGGTCATGACAGGCTGGAGCTCGTCGGAGAGGTAGTCGACCGCGTCGTTGACGAGGAAGGTGCCCTTGATGCTGGTGTGGATCGTCGCGTCGCGGCTGGCGATGATCTGCGGGGCGCTGCCGGTGTCCCATTGGAGGTTGGTGATGGGCGCGCCGTTTCTGAGTACGTCGACGCGGAAGCGGACGTCACGGGTCAAGGGTTATCGCCTCCTCTCGGTTCGTGTGCGAGATGGTGAAGGAATAGCGGCGCATGAACTCATCGCAGTTGCTCTCGAGCGACGGGAGCGAGCCGATGGCCATGTTTCCGTAGCGGTCCTTGAGGCAGACGAGGCGGCCTACAAGGGCCTCCAGCGCAAGGGCTGCGGCCCGCTGCGCGTGCGGCCAGGCGCAGGCGACGGACAGGGCGCGGTCACGCTGCTCGCTGCGCTCCTCGACGGGGTAGACAAGGCCCGCCAGATGGACGGTCGAGACCCCGGCCGAGAAACTGGTTCGGTTGGTGCGCAGCTGCGTTTCGGACAGGCGCATCTCGAGCCAGACGCCGGTCTCGAGGTCGCAGATCATGTTGGTCTCGGGCAGGATCTCGACGGTATCCGAATTGGACACGCCGTAGTTATCGCTTTCGTCGTAGCAGCCGCGGACGCGGTAGGTGACGGAGCCGATGCTGGTGTGGTCGATGTACTGCTTTTGGACGGTGCGGGCGATGGCCACGCCGTCCCGCTCGACGAGGTAAAAATTGTAGCTCCCGGCGGTCTGCCAGGTGAGCGCGGCCTCATTGCCGGGGGTGGCGGTCATGGTGATGGCCTCGCCCTCGGTGTGCGAAACGGGGAGCGCGGCTGCGCTCCACTCGGACCACATGCCGTACTTGTTCTGCACGCGGACGCGGACGGTGTAGCTGCCGTCGGCGAGGTAGACCGGCGAGCGCCATGCCTTCTCCGTGCCGTAGACCGTGCCGGAGGCGTAGCCGCTCGAGAGCGTCAGCTGATAGGCTTCCTGCTCAGAGGTCTGCCAGGTGATGCGCGGGCGCGGACCGGTGGACTGGATGACGATGGACGGGGCCGATGGGGCGTTGATGGCGATAAACTCGGCCTTGTCGCTCCACGCCGAGGCCGTGCCGTCGGTGTTGTAGGTGCGCACGCGCCAGTATTTTGTTCCGCTTGTGAATTTGTTTGCCGGAACGTCGTAGTACTGATTTTCGCCGGTGACGGTCGCGAGCGTGTTCCACGTCGTGCCGTCGGCGGACCATTGCAGATCCGCCTTGCTCTGCGGCGTGCCGGTGGAAATGATGTGCTGCCATGAAAAGCGGTTGGCGATGGTGGCGTCGATGACAACGCCGACAGGCGACGTCGGCTTGGCTGACGGGGCGGCTTCGGCGGTCGACAGATCGATCCAGTCGCTCGTGACGGTCTCGCCGGTGTTCAGCGTGATGGACACGGACCACTGGATTTCGTTTGTGGTAAAAGTCCCGGCGGGGACGGTCACTTTCTGGGCCGTGCCGCAGGCGATGGTTTTGATCGTGCCGGATGTTCCGGCGCGCCAGCGGAAGGTCGTGGCGGTCGCTTTGACTTTTTCCAGGCATATCCCTGTTTCAGCAATGCCCCAGGAGAAAACATTGTCTTTTCCTTTTGGGATGTAGCCGCTTGCTGGTGACAGCGACCGCAGTACAGCTGTTACGTTGTCTGCAAGGTACGACACGATCACGTACGGTTTGTAGCTGCTGTATGCCGTGTCAATGTAATCTATTTGGGACACTTCCACCCCATTTCTGTACCAGTCGTACCAGCCGTATTTATTTCGATCAGCCGTCCATAAGGCTCCTCCTGTGTCTACAGCTTCCGGAAAGGCATTCCCGCCTCCGTACTCATACGGGGTGTTATTGTATGTTGCCGTCTTTTCGTCAAATCCGCTGCTTCTGTACACTACTTTAAAGTACACATAATATGTTCCGGATGTATCCACCGTCCTACGCGTTGGCCTTCCGTGCAAAAACAGCTGGCACGAATCGATTTTTTTGAACTTTACATTGCCCGGAGCTTCCTCGAACCCAATCAGGAATCTGTCTCGCTCCTTGTCTGCCGGTGTGATCCTTGCACTCGTATGGTCGTTTGTATTTGGATATTCATACGGCAGATACACCGATCTCGACGCGTAAATCGTCACTTCCGGCATTTACTTCGCCCCCATTCTGGTTGTGATGCGTGCGTTTTTGGCGATGCGGAGGATGGTGTCGAGGTCTTCGACGTGGTCGACGTAGACGGTGGTGTTGTAGGTATCGCCGGAGGTGTAGCGGGTCTCGCTGGCCGTCTGGATGCGTGAGCCGGAGGGGAGATAGATCCGCTCAAGGCCGTTCTCGTTGACCCGCGTCCAGCCGCCCGCCCAGTTGTCCGTGCCGGCGGCGTTGCCGCGCAGCTTTTTGAGATATTCCTGCACCCACAAATCCTGCGACTTGCCGAGGATGGAGCTGTCTCCCGCTCGCACGAGCGCTTCATACTGCGCGTTGGCGTAGGCCTCCATATTGCCGTAGGCTTTGCCGGTGTCGGTGTCGAAGTAGCTGCCGTATCCGTTCGCAGCGGTCGCGCGGTTCGTATCCTGCTGCATCCACTTGGTATTGAGCTTCTGTACATTCGACATCTGGCCTTTGCCGTAATTCAGGCCGAGCGCCGTTCCGACCTTGTTAAAATCGAGCGACAGCAGGCCGGATACAAAGTCCCCTGCGTCCGCGATGGCTGCCATAAGCTCTGCAAGTGGCCGCAGCGCTCTTGTCAGCGCCGGGACCTTATCGTTGGACAGGGTATCCATCGGCGCTATGATATCGCCCGCCGTTTCGAGCAGCATGCCGAAGGCGTCGACAAGCCCTGACTGCTGCAGTACATCGCCGATATACTTGATGCCGTTGGTGACATCTCCGTAGAATTCTTCCAGGTACGGGGCGAACTCAGCGGAAAGCTGATTCTTGACGCCTTCCTGCGTGTTCTGTAGGCGGGCGTAGGCGTCGTCGACGCCCTGCAGGGATTTGAGCGCGTCGTTGTCAAGGACATAGCCCATATCATGCGCTTCCTGCGCGTAAGCCCGCATTTTCTCAACGCCGAGGTCGATGAGCGGATTGAGCTCCTGCGCGGACTCGGACATGAGGTCCATGGCCAGCGCGTCCCGCTCGGTCTGGTTCTTCATGTCGCCGAGCGCGTCGATGGTGTCAAGAAAAACGGCCTGCGCGCTGCGGAGGCTGCCGTCGGCGTTGGTGATCTCGACGTGCAGCTGCTTGTACGCCTCATAGGCGTCGCCGGTGCCGGTCGCGGCCTCCTGCATTTTGTTGGTGGTCTCTTTGAGGCTGTCCTTGATGCGGTCAAAGGAGACGTCCGTGAGGTCGGCCATGTAGTTGAGCTCCTGCACGGAGTCGGTTGTCGTGCCGGTCACGGAGGCCAGCGTCAGCAGATCGTCGGCGTTTGAGGCGGCTTCCTTCGTCATAGAGATCAGTGCCTTTTCAGCCTTGACAATCGCCGCGGCAACAGCGGCAAAGCCGCCCGCCAGCGCCAGAGACGACGCGTCAAGGCTCCCCATGGCGTTCATGGAGGACTTCATGCTGTCCGGCAGCTGGATGCCGAGCTTGGACGTCAGGCCGTTCACCACGTCACCGAGGTTGCCCATGCTCTGCCCGGCGTCCTCGGTTGCGGTGGTCGTGTCTTCTACCTGCTCTGTGTTGTTTTTCAGCTGTCCGTTCAGCTTGTAAAGCTCGGCTTCCGCGTTATTGAGTTCTTTTTCCCAGCGCAGCGTTTCCACTGCGTTTGATCCGTAATTTTCTGCAGCTTCTTCGAGCGCAGCTTT